TGCTTATTTTGTTTTTGCGCTTAAGAATATTCAAAAAGGAACAATAAGTTTTGACAGTATTGGAAAAGAAAAATTCTTAAGAATGGTTGACATTGCATTTAAAACAAATAACGAGTTTACATTATGCGAAATGTCAAAATTTATTTATAGAGTAATTGAAAGTTTAAAATTAGAAATAGAAGATGAAATAGCTTATAGACTTTTAAAAAGTAAGTCTTTTCCTAATACATTTAATAGCCCAAATGGCAACATTAAAGATATTTTAAGTAAATTTTCTAGCAATCAGCTTTCTTCTTTTTTAAGCACGTATAGAGAAAACGATATTGTGATAAATTCAGAAAGCGAAGAATATGACTGTGACAAATTTATTAAAAAAATAGTTGTAGGAAAAGTTTGCTCAGAACGAAATGTATTTGAAGACAGGCTTGGAATAAATAATACATCTGATAGTGATATCATATTTTATTTAGAAAATAATTATTTTGACGATCAAAATACAACTCATAAGTATTTATTAGCAAACATAGTATATTCAGCTTATACGCATAATAATTCTAAAGAAAAAGAACGTTATTATTTTGAAAAAATATCAATACAAGCTTCTAGTAGTACACTTAAAAAGTTTACTTTAGCAGACGCTTTATCTATGCTTAAAACTATTTATATAAGTGTATCTAACGCAAATGTAGAAGTAGCAAGCAAATTAATAAATTTGACTGACGCTTCGCTACTTAAACATATAATAGCTAATAATATTACAAGCGCATCTATGACTAATCAATTATTATTTGTGAAAAACAAAGATATTGAAAAATTTAGAGAAGAATACATTCAAAATTTAATTGAAGCTCTTGAATTAACTAATTTAAACATATTTAAAGTAGCAGGTAATATTTTAGATTTTATAAAAGATAAAAGTTTTCTATTAGAGATTGAAAAAGTACCGTTTTTAAAGAAGCAATACGAAGATTGTTTATCTAGTGATCATGATGATGATAGAATTTTTTCTCCAGTTTATTTTATTTCTATGCTAAATAGCAATGAAAACGCTAGACAAATCTTAGAAAACCTAGGAGAGAATTCAACCAAGAACTTGATTGATAGAAGCCATGGTGAAATAAAACACGAAGCAATGAACTCGCTTTGTAGCGCAATTATAGAATTAAACTTTGAGTCTTGCAAAAAAAGTATTTTAAAGTTTTATAAAAACGTATCTATACTAAAATTGAATGAAGATGCAATTTTAATATTTGAAGAAAATGCTGACGATATAAGAGTACTAACTAACAACAATACTATGTTATTTATGCAAGCATGTATTGTAGCTTCTAGATACTTTTTCCCATATAGAATTATTTTAAACATACTTAAAACAGGAACAGCAGCAGAAGAGACTCAAAAAAATCTTATAAATCAATTGTTGAAAACGATAAGTGAAACTTATTCAGAAGATTATGAAGAATTTAAGCAAGAGAACTCTGCACTTTTCTCGAAGTTTAACATTACAAAGAGTGAAAGAATGGCTTCTTTAAGAAAAAGAATGGGAATATAAAATATGAAAATTTTATTATTAGAATCTTTACTTGGTCAAAGAAATTTTATTATAGATGCAATGAAAATAATTTCTACAAAACCAGATATTGTAAGATTGAATAACAAGCTTTATAAAACGTTGGTTGCTTCATTTAAAAAGCATGATCTTGACAAAGAGTCATTAGCACAAGACAAGAGGAAAAGGAAAGCTGCTGAAGTTTTAGTTACAAAGGAAATGAGTAAATTTATAGGTTATGATGGTGATCCTATTCAGATTAATAAATTTTCAAATTTATTCGAGCCTATTCTTAACTACTTGAGAGAAACATCAGATACAAATTTTGATGACTGTCTTTTAGCAGCAGATATTTTTATGAAGAAGTATTATGAACATGTTGCTGATGCTGAATTTAAACGATCTGTTGAGCTAGGAAAAGCAGATTTTAGTAGAGTTTTTGAAATAACAAGGTTTTACAAGGATAGACTAGCAGTAGATGAAGTAAGAGGAAAAGAAAACTGGGTCAAAATTATAGACACTCCTGATATTGAAGTTGTTTATCCTCTAGACTTTGATGCATTTAAATTATTCTTAAAAAAGACAAAAGTAAAAGATCTGACATGGTGTACCCAAGACGAAGACACTTATTATAGCTATTGTGCTGATCAATATCTTTTAATTGTTCATGAAAAAAACTCGAACGTAGATGACGAAAATAAAATAATAAGTCTTAAAATAAGAAGATCAAATTATGAACTAAGATATAGCGATGCTTGTAATAGATACAATATCCATATGAGCAAAGAATCTATTAACAGGACACTATCAGACGAACAGATTGAATATATAATTGAAAACGCTAAAAGAGAAACAGATTACTTTTTACCTGACGGTGTCTTGCTTGAGTTTGAACCAGATGAAACATCGAGTATAGTTGAAGATTTATATAACGGTAACAATAAGTCTATAGCTGTTTCTTTAATAAGAACTGTTTGCAGTTCTAGATATGATAGATTTACTGCACTAGATATATTTGAACAAATAATAAATTTTAGGGAAAATGACTTTTTCCCTGAAGTAATTGCTGAATGTCTTAAGAGTGAAGCAGTATTATCAGTTTATAGAGAAATGGTTGACACAATTAAAAAAGAAGAAGCAGAGTCAGGAAACGTAATTAGCTTCGATGAAAGAAAAGTATTTGAAAAGCATAAGGAGATGTGCTTAGTAAAAAGACAGCACCCGAAAGTTTTCAGACTATTTTGCATGAATAACTATGAATTCGACAATAATAGCGTAACAAAAAGAGGAAAAGACAATATAGAAATGTTTAGAAGTCTAGATAAGAGTTTTTATCTAGAAGCGCTAAGAGTAATTTGTGACACAAACAACTACAATCAGGTAGAGCTAGCGATAATTGCTTTTATTGATTTACTTACGACTTTAGACAAAAACGAAGCGAAAGAAATAATAGATTATTGCGTGTTAGAGGGTGGAGATAAAATAAAGAATATATTTTTAAAGTCGCACACAGTAGTGAAATATACAGAAGAAATATCTGTTGATTTGTTTAATTTTCTTCTAAGTTTTATGGGTTCTAACGAAGAAGAAATATTAATTAATACTATTTTTAGTGGAAAATGCGTAGATATTTTAGATATTGCGCAACATTATACAAATTTAATAAACGAGGCTTCTAAAATGTACAACATGTTTAGACCTGAGCTTATAAAAGACTCTAAGACTGCTGTTGAAATATTTGAAAATATGGTCTTTTATGGGTACTCTGAGTGTTTGACTAAAAGAGAGCCAGACTTAACTCCTGACTTTTGTAAGTTGTATTTTACATTAATAGGAATGATGTCTCCTAATGAACTAGCTTCTACTCAATTCTACGGAATAGTTCAATCTAAAACTGAGCATCTAATTGTATTTAAAAGAATGTTAGAAATAATAGGCGAAGATTTCAGCTATTTATCCAGTTCAGTAAAATGGGACACTATTAAAAGAAATAATGAGTACAACAAACCTGAAAATGATGACGAATATATTGCTTTTAAGTTTAAATTTAAAATACATGGTGCTGTTATTTCTCTTTTAGACTTTGTTGAAGAATACTATAAAGCATTTCGAAAGTGTGTTGTTTATCCTGAGGATTTTGAAGAATCTAAAAATATCACAGGTATACTTGAAATATTTGACAATGCTTACGCAGGAAAATATGAAAAAACAAAACTTATAATTGCTAATGAGTTTAATAGATTTGTAGAATTTGAAAATATGGATTTAGAAAACATATACGTGATTACTGCTAAAAACATAAAAGTATTTAATAATCAAAATCTTCTCGAAGAAGAAACTTTAAGAAAGATAATAATTAGCAGTGAAAAAACGTATGACTTTAACAGAGACCGCAAAGGTTGGAAAGACTATATTGATAGGAATGTCAAAGATCAGTCTATAAAAGATTTATTTTATTCAAAAGTAAAGGTATAAATATGAATTCTAAAAGTGCATTAAGTCCGCTACAGAGCAAAAAATTTCTTGCTTATATGATTTCTGAGCTTTTGACAAAAGCAGGCATGTTTTATATGCTAATGCATTTAAAGTCAAAGCTAGAATTTTATGAACTTGTTTTGTTAGTTACTATGATTATTTCTTCTAGCGCACTAACAATAGGATATGTTTTAGGACAAAGTTCACTAGACAAGTATCTCGCATCAGCTGTGAGCATACTTGACAAAGAAGACGAAGAGCTTCGTAAAGAAATTCAACGCCTAAAAAACAAAGACTAAAGTCTGTCTTCAGGCTTTACGTAGTCTAAACCAAAACATTCAAATATTTGTTCTTCATTTTTAGGAATTAAGAACTTATTTATATTTTTGTCGTAGATAAAGTCATAGGCGTATAATCTATTCTTTTTAAAGCCGTTATACATCATTTTGGCATTAAAAGGAGCAGATCCTGTCCAATAGCATCTTCTTGTGTGTATATTAGAAGGAGTAGTCATAAAGATATCACACTGCATATTGTTGTTTTCAAACTGTGCCATTTGCTTTCTTTGAAAAACTTCTTTTCCGTAGTTTTCTGATAGGTAAGTTTTAATTGAGTTACCAAATAGCCATACGTATGTATCTTCAAATTGCTTTTCTGCAAAAGCGCCTTCTTTAACGACACCTACATCTTTGTGTCCTACGACATTGACTAAAAAGTCTAGATCGCCAACTATGCTCTTTTTTCTTCTTAGAGAACCTGCATCATATATGCCTTCAACGTAAAAACCATTTTTTGTTAAGCTTTCTTCGATCATGCTTAGTGTTTTATCAAAGCTTTCTTTCGCATAATCGTAATTTTGTTTAGGGCAGCCTAAAGCTGATCCTTCGCTTAGCAACTTTTTATTTTTATTGTTGCCTTCTATCATTAGACTTGATCCATCCCAAAAGCCGTTTAAAAGCTTATGGTCTAAAGATAGAGTTGACAACATAGTCATTGACTCTTTAATAAATCTTATATGTTCTTCAAGATTAAATTTATTCCATTCAATAACTGGTTTATCGTCTTTAAAAGATAGATGCTTAGGCGTAAAAGAATACCTATGTTTTGCAATATGATTTAAGTAGTTAATAGTTTCAGAATTATACTTATTAGTTCTTCTTATGTCTTCACTGCTAAGTTTTCTGTAGTCACCACCACTTTTAATGCAACCTTCAAAGGTAAAAGGTATAAAGCCATCAGTCAAAGCGTCAAAAGATTTTCCTTCAAGGATGTTCTTGTGAGCTTTTACCATAGAAACAGTATAATACTCTATGTCTCTATCTTTTGACATTTGTGAAGCAGCAATCTCTAATGCAAGATCTTCAATTGATTCAATTAATTTAGATTTTAGCATTGAGATTTCCTTTTTGTATTATCCTCTTACAAACTTTCTAATAGAAACTCTTCTATTTCCATTAGAAACAAATGTTCTATAAGTAGGAATACCTGTAATTTTTCTTAGTGAATGATAAAATTCAGACTCGTTAATGTAGCCTTGCTTGAATCTATTATAAGCAGCTGCAACTTTTCTTGATGATGCTGATACTTCTCTGCTTTCGCTAAGTCTTCTTGCACCTCTAAGAAGCTTTAAAGGGATTACAGCTTCTTCTACAGGACCTTCAACTTCCATAGGCATATTTCTTTCAAGTGAATCGCCATATCCAGCTTGATATCCTCCTCTAGTTCCGTCACTTACGTTAGACATAGGCTCCATATCGTCCATGTCTTCCATGTCTTCAAAATCTTCAAAAGGGTTTTCCATCGCTTCTTTTTCTTCTTTAATTAGTCTAGCGATATATCTCTTAACTTGACTTGAGTTTGTTAATCTCATATTATTTGCTCACTTTCTTTTTTTAGAATTACATTACTAAGCATATTATATATATAATCTTCTTTTATTTGTTTTAAAGGAAGATTAATTTTTTTATTTTTTTTGTTAAACAAAACAACTCTACTTGATTCATTAAAAGGGTCCTGAATACCTGTAAAGTAAGGGTCTGCAATAAAATAAATTTGTGCTGTATTAAATGTACAAGGATCTGCTTGTTTTGCCCTTTTTTTAATCCATGGCTTTAATTGTTCTGACATTAATGATTGTTCTGTCATAAAAAATATGTGTGCTTTTAGAGTAGTATCATCTCTTACTAACATTCCATTGGAATATTGTACACAAAAACTTGTATTTTGAAAACATTCAGGAAGTTCATTTATAAAACTGTTTATAGCTATTTCTCTGTTTTCTTTTGTAGCTAAGCTATAGTCAGTAGTATAATAGTCTACATCTATCATTAACCAATTTCTTGGCGAATCCTTAAGAGTAGAAAATAAAGTTCTTCCGTTTTCAGCAAGCGTTTCTTCTGTTCTTTTTTTTACTCTTGCGTTTTTATAGTATCTTGTATACTGTGCGTAATCAGTAGGCTTTGCTCTTGTAAAGCATCTATTTTGCATATCTCTGTGGTCTGAGATTAGATGAGCAATATTTTTTATATTATTTATAGCTACTTCTTTAAGCTCAAAGTATAAAGGAAATGTTGCCTTAACATCTATTTCGTTTTTTTCGTTTACAAAAAAATTTTTATTAAGCTGTTTTTTGGCTACTTCCATAACAGTTACTCTATTAGAAGTTTTAATTTCTTCTTCGCTAAAAGTAAATTTTTTGTCGTATTCTTCAGACAGCAAATTTATATAATTTTTTACATCTAACATTATGTAAATTCCTAAACTTTTATTATAAGTATATATTATTTCAGGAAGTAATTTATGTGGTATCTATATGTGTTAAGGTGCAAAGATAATTCTTTGTATTGCGGAATAACAACTGATATTGCACGGAGAATTAGACAGCATAATGGTGAAATAAAAGGTGGCGCTAAATATACAAATAAAAAAAGCAAGAGACCTGTAAAGATTGTCTATTTAAAGACTTATCCAAACAGGTCTCTTGCTTTAAAAGCTGAATATCAATTTAAACAGCTTAGCAAGGCTAAAAAAGAGATAGAAATTAGCCAGGGAAATCTTCTTGAGAACCACCAGTAGATCCGCCTTCTGTTCCAGCAGTTGTACCAGCCTCAACACCAGCTTCTACGCCTGCTTCTACGCCTGCTTCTACGCCTGCTTCTACGCCTGCTTCTACGCCTGCTTCTACAGTACCAGCGCTAAGACCGCCTTCTGTTCCAGCAGTTGTACCAGCTTCTACACCTGCGATCGGTTCTGTGCCTGCAACAGGATCTTGGTCTAACATCTCATCTTGTGAGCCTGCAACGCCTTGATCTAGCGTTACGCCTGCCATGCAATCATGTACTTCAGTGTTTGATTGCTTGTCAGAGTCACATGCGACTAAGCTCAAAGAAATAGCAAGTGTTGCGATTAATGTTTTAATATAACTCATAATTTTTCTCCTATTTAAATTAATGGGTGTTTTTTAATTATAATAAAATTGATTTTTTTTTACACAAGGAGAAAATAAAATGTTTAATGTAGTTTTGGCTTTTATAAAGTCTAATCCAAAGTTTTCTAAGTATACTTTAATATCTTTGGTTGTTTTGTCTGCCTATACTTTCAACAACAAGGTAGTATACGATAAAGGATTTAAATCTGGTAAAGAATCAGTAGTTTGTCCTTTGCCTCCTGAAAAGTCTATCGTTTGTAGCCAAGAAATTTCTCTTCTTGAGAATTGTGAATTAAGTTTTCAAAAAACAATAGAACAATACGATAAAAAAGTAAGCAATGCACTTGACGCTTGCAGATCTGAAGAGAGCACTGCATGTGAAGAAAAAATAGACGCAGGTCTAAAAATATGCGTTGACTTTAATTGTGAATTGTGTGATGACTTCAGGAGTAGCTCAAATGACTAATATAATAAGGCTCTGTTTTATTTGTTTGCTTTTTATTAGCAATATATCATACGGACAATTAGTTGAAACAGAAATACAAAAAATGCAATTATCAGCTTGCATTGAATCACTTGATAAGCCTATAGAAAAACAAATAAATTTTGGCGAAATAAAGCTAGAAGTTTTTGCAGTAAATAAAGGATCAATATATGAGGCTAGTCAGACTTCTATTCTTATGGATATTAGTCAAGTTGCAAGACTCCAAATTGCTACAGCATATAGTACATCTGACTGCAATAGATGGATAATGCAAGAAAGAAAAGAATGTACATCATCTAAAAAAATAATAACAGAAGCTTGTCATGATAAAATTCAAATAGTAAAAGACAAATATGATAAGATTGTCATAGAAAATAATAATCTTGTACATGAAATAGATATTCTCAAAAAAAGACATAAAGACTATGATGATTTTAAAGTCAAGGTTTACTCTTTTAGCATAGGAATTGTCGTCGGTGTAGTTTCATCAATAGCTGCAATAAAATACTTTTAAGTTATTGATAATATTGATAATTATAAAAGACACAGCAAAGGAGTTTCAATGAGGGAGATACAAGAAAATAATTTTGCAGTATCTGAATACAATAAAATGGTTCTTGCACAGCTTGATGCGCTAAACAAAAACATGAGTCTTTTGAACCAAAAAATATCTGAAATCGATCAACGTGTTTTGGCTATAACACTTCGCGAAGATAGAATTGAAGATATTATCTCTTGGAAAAGAGATATGTCTGAAGTTGCAAGCATTAATGATATCGAAAAAATAAAAGTAAAGGTTGAGTCAATAAGCATTGATAACCTAAAAGAGCTAAAAAAAGAAGTCAAAGAACTTAGAGACTTTAAAATCAAAGCAATCACAGTATTTAGCGTTGTTCAGGCTATTATGGCACTAGTAACTTTTTGGCAAAAATTTTAACATTTAGCAGCCTTTTTATATAATTCTGGTATATAAAAAGGAGCACAAAATGGAGCTAACACCAGAAAAAGTTCAAGCTGTAAATATTCTTCTAAACGCAGTACAAGTAGCACAGAGTAGAGGAGCATTCTCTCTATCTGATGCGCATACTATTCAAGAAGCTGTTGACAGGCTTGTTCCACGTGAGGAACAAGAAAAACAAGACGAAGAAGTCGAGTCTGTTCTTGAAAGCACTTCTTCACAAGAAGACTAAATCTATTATTTTATAAAACTCATTTATAACACATATATATTTTTAAGCCCAGCACAGGCAATATCTGACTCGACAGAGTGCTGGAATCTTTCGAGCAAAAACAAAAAAGGAAAACATTATGCCACAAATTAAAATGTCAGCCGATAAAGGCGTTGTTCAATCTTCAGGCTCTGGCCTCGTTCTCTCACCTGCTGCTGTTGTTGATGTTGCAACAGATCTTGAAGCTGGTAAACTAGTTCTTTCACAACCCTATCACCTTCTAAGTAACACTAATGCTGCTGTAGATTTAGTTATTCCTGATCTTACTGATGCTGATGCAGGACAATTGCTAGTTCTTAGTCACGTTGGAGCAGCTCCTGCTGCTGCTGCTATTTCACTTAGCGGTTTTGGAGTTAGTTTGACTAGCGGTCAATCAGTAATGCTTGTATGGTCGGGTTCAGCTTGGTCACTTACATCACAGACATTAGCATAAGGTTGGTGGAATAATATGTTAACAGTAATCGACAGTATCAAAGGAATGAATACAACTGCTTTAGGAGACGGTTTGTCCCTTGGCGTAAGTACACAAGCAGTAGCAGATGCAGGCAGCGTTGACTGTGAATTGCAATCTCATGTTTTAGTTACACCAGCAGGATCATTTACACTTGCAGAACCTGCTGATAAGACAGCTGGAAGAGTCGTACTAGTTACAAACGTAGGTGCTGCAGACAGAGCTTTTACAAACAACAACGGACTAGTCAAAGGTCTTGGAGATGATGACGGAGATCTCATCAGCACTTTCAGTGCTGGAATGACGCAAATGTTTGTATGGACTGGAAGCTTCTGGTCTTGCATGTCTACAACATTAGCAGCTTAATAAACAATAAAGGAAACTTATAATGGCTAAGAGAAGAAAAAATACAACACCAGAAACAGTTGAAGAAGTTAAATCAGAAGAAGTTGTTGACTCAAAAGATGAAATTTCAATTGAATCTGAATCTTCACCTGTAAATGAAGTTTTGTCTGATGAGAAACCATCGAATGTCAATGATAAAAATTCTGAGACTAAAAGCTCTAGACGCAAGGAACTTGTTCTTGTGCGAGGACAAAAGTTAATGCATGAAGGTGATGAGTGTATTTTTATTGAGACAAGAGGAAGTAAAGTAATTGTAAGAAAAGGAATTGCTTTTCTACTAGTTGAGAAAGAATCTTTGTCAATGCCTTAAAAGTCGAACTGTTACGAATACTTATAATGTAGTATTTGGAGCAGTCTATGATTTCATTTAAGCAGACAAAAAATCCGACGCCTTTTGGCACATTTGACAGTGATCAGCATTTTGCTGCTGATGCTGATGGTATCGTTACATATGTTAAGCGTAAACTTGGTGACGATATAATGACTGTAGAATTAACTAGCAAGCAGATATGGGCAAACTTTGAAGATGCGTCTTTTGAATTAAGCAAGCAACTTAATGCGCATCAGGCTATGTCTTACATGTCTAACTTGATGGGAATCAGTACAGGTTCTCTTGTTCAAGAAGGCTATAAGCAAAATGCATTACTTGAATATGTAGACGCAGGAGGTCATGTACTAGAGATACAAGACATAACAGATCCTAATTTTTTAACAGGCAATACGATTAAAGGCACACAAGTAATTGCTAATCCTGTTGAATTATTAGTAGGTCCGCATGGAAAAGAAAACTTATTTCCTAGAGAAACTCTTGAGTATCTTATACGTAGAGCTGAGCCTTATGCTGAGCAGGCTGGTGTAGGTGGTGCTTATAATGCTATAAGTGGAAGTATTCAATTAGAGCAAGGAAGACAAGATTATGACTTGTATGAAGAGATGAAATTTGCAGATCCTAGAGATGGAGGGCTTGCTTATTTAACACTTAAGCCTAAAGATGACCCTACTAGTATTTTTAACGAGGCAAATATCAGTGTACTACCACACGCTTCACCTCAAAAGATGAGAATATACGAAGTATTTCACTTTTCTCCTCAGGCAGCATATAGATTTTTTGATACTACTTCAGCTATAAACTATCTTAATAATCAATTTTCTTTTGAATCTTTTACGCCTGAAACTGTTTTTTATGTATTACCTGTTTTTGAAGATTTGTTAAGAGCAGGACAGCTTGACATTTCTAACAGAGTAAGAAGAAGCAACTATTCTTATCAGATACAGGGCTCAAAAATAAGAATATATCCTAAACCAACATCAGACAATCCGCAAGCATTATTCTTTAGGATAGGTTTTCCTGCTGACCCTTTTCTTCCTTCGTTACCTTATGATGATGAATCAATCAAAGGTGTATCAAACTTATTTAATATTCCTTTCGGTGCTGTAAAGTATTCATCACTTAACTCTATGGCTAGAACTTGGATAAGACATTATACATTAGCTATGTGTAAAGAAACACTTGGCCTAATAAGGTCTAAGTTTAGTTCTGTGCCTATTCCTGGCAGCGACTTGCAAATGAACGGGTCTGATCTTATTAGTCAAGGCAAGGAAGAAAAAGACAGACTGTTGACTAATCTTAAAGAAACGTTAGAAGGTTTAACGTATCAAAAACTTCTAGAAGCAGACTCTGCTCAGTCTGAGCAGATGATGAATATACTTAAGCGTGTGCCTATTCCTAACGGAAGAGTCATAATTGTAGGGTGATAAAATGTCAAGATTATTCCTAGGTCAAAAAGAATCAGACTTTTTTAGTGATATCACTAAAGAGTTAATAAAAGACGTTGCAGGTCAAAAAATATATTATTATCAATTAAGAGAAGACTTGACTAATACAAACAGTCTTTATAGCGAGTCACAAGATAAAATATTTGATCCTCCTGTTGAGGTAGAATGTCTTGTTGAATGGGGGCAAGCTGAAGTTAAAACATCTAAGTTTGGACATGAAACTCTTTATGACGTTACTGTATATCTTCATCCAAGAGACTTGCTTGATAGAAACCTTGAAATAAGAGTAGGTGACTACTTTAGTTATGGGCCAACTTTCTTTGAATCAACATCAATATCAGTTGAAAAATTTATTAAAGGTCAAGTAGAAAGAATAGCATCTTACAAGATGAAAGGTAAGCCTGCAAGACTTCAGCATATAAATGTTGCTGCATTAGGTCCTACTTCTGAACAGTATACAGATCCTGATGCTATACAGACTACTTTTGAGCAACAAAGAGGTTTTAATGAGTCTGATAAACGTCAGTTAAGAGCTGATGGTGTTTTAGACGCACCTTTAACTGGTCCTAAAAAAATCGCACCAGACGGAACTACAAAGTCTATTAATGGTGTAGGTACAGGATTTTATGGAGACGATGAATGACAACAAGATTTGACAAAAACATAGAATCTAAAAATAGCATTATATTAGGGTATGAAGATAGTGGAGCGCCAGGAAGCGATCTAAACATTCCTTCTTGCGGAATAGAAGATTTAGATAGAAGTGTTTTTGACTTGTTTGATAAAGAAATGCCTCTATATTATAAATTAGACAAGGAAATAAAAAAAGTCCCAGTTATATTTGCTTCAGGCGAAAGATATGCTATAACAAGAAGAGAAAAGCCTATTACAGATAGTAATGGAATATTAATACTTCCACTTGTAGCAATATCAAGAACAGGCATTGACATGACTTCTTCTAATGCTAAGTTGTCTAACAACGAAATGTTTCCTATAACAATTAAAAGAATACACTCTAAGTCAAACGACGTAAGAATAAATAATAACCCAGAAGGACTTAATAACTCTTCTTCAACTAAAGTAAACGAAGAAGGAAAGCTAACACTAAATCCTCAAGTAGAAGGAAACATTATAGAAACAGTTCAGTTACCTCCTGTTAAATCTTATTCTGCTAAATATGAGATTGTCATATGGAGTTCTTTTGCAAAACAAATGAACAACTTTATTGAAACAATAATGTCTTCTTTTACAATTAATCCTGGTAATCAAATAAAGCTTGTATCACCTAAAGGCTATTGGTTTCTAGGAAAGTTCGACGGAAGCATAAATCAAGATGCTAATTACGAAGATTTTACTGACCAAGAAAGATATGTTAGACAAACTTTTTCGCTTTCAGCTAGCGGATATATAATAAATCCTGATATTCACACAAAGTCACCTGTTAGGTCTTACCAATCACCAAATAGGATTAGTTTTGACTTTTACGATAAAGATGAGGAAATATACCAAAAAGAAAACGGAATTCAACAGAGTGAAACGTCGTTAATACAAGATTCTGATTTTGTTGGTTCACAACTTGTAGGACTTGATGGAGTTCAAAATGAACTTAATTTCTACAAGGACGACAAAACAAACTCTTACACTATGAGCGGAAACACACAAGATGAACTTCATGATGATGTTGCAGGTTGGAGTACTGAATATCGTCGATATAAAAAAGTTTGGGTAGAAAATAGTGTGGGTGAAAGACAACAAGTCTTAGCAAAAACTTCATCAAATGGTGAAACAGTATACGATCAAAAGTATGCTGAACTTCTTTTTAGTTTGAATGAAACTAAAAAATAATTATGAATTTGAATTGAATACTTATAACAGAACTATAATAGGAGCAATGACATGGCAGAGCAGATTTTTAAGTCTCCAGGCTTCTTCGAGAGAGAAGTTGAAATAATCGCGAGACCTAATCCCATTAACAGAGTAACACCTGTTGCCATTGTTGGTACAGCAGAAAAAGGCCCTGCTTTTGTACCAACTTATATATCTACTAAAGAAGAACTGGATTATACTTTTGGTAAATCAAGTAAAAGAACACCTGGGCTACAAGCAGCTTACGAGTTTTTTGAAAATAACGGAAGCGCAATTGAATTTTGTAGAGTATTAGGTAGCGGCATAAAAGATGAAATAGGTGCGGGATTCAAAATACAGCCAGTAGAAATTGGTGGCGCAGGAACTCTCGGTGGTAATATTGATATTATAACAGCAACAGTAACTGCTGCAACAACTTCAGTAGGAACATTGGTTACAGACATTTACGATACACCTACTGATGTTGCTGTAGGAGCTATCGTAGCAGGAACTGATTATATTACTTTGTTTGGAAGTGCATCAAATCCTGTTAGCAGAATAACGCAAGGCAGTCTTACTGCTTCTAGTGTATCAGCATTATCTATTACAAATAACTCTTTTTACATTAAGTTTGCTAATCAAAGTGATGCTACAAAGTCAAAAGGTCCATTTATGGTTTCTTTAGACAGAAATAGCTCTTCTTATATGCCTAAGGTCTTAAATACAGATCCTACTAAACTAGACGAAGAAGGTTATGTTTTATATAAATCTTGGCCTATAGATACAGGACTAGTTACAGCAAGCACAGTGACTATAGTAAATGGTTCAACTGTAGAAAAAATAAAAGATCTTGGTGACTATTCAAATAGATTTAGTGCACCTGCGACGCCTCATGTTATTTCACAACCATTCAGTGGCAAAGAGTACAATCTTTTCTCAATTGCTTCTTTAGATGATGGAACATATGCTTCTTCTAAATACAAAATAACATTTAATAACATACTAGCATCTACAGATCCTAACGATAAATTTGGAACTTTTAATGTTGTTGTAAGAGATCTTAAAGATACAGATGACTCACAAATAATTTATGAAACTTTTGCTAACTGTAGCTTAAATCCTGACGCTGATAATTTTATTGCTAAAGTAATCGGTGACAAAAAGGTATATTTCCACTTCGATGCTGAAAGCGAAGACGAGCGAAGAATTATTACTGAAGGTCTATACGAAAACAATAGTAGATTAATACGTGTTGAAGTATCTGACGAAGTAATGAACAAAGAAGTTCCGCCTGAATCTTTACCTTTTGGTTTTAGAGGCATTGACTCGCACTTGTTCTCTTCAACAAACACAACACACAGTTCAAACGTATTATCTCTTCCTTTGCCTATGAGAAGTAAAATAACTTTTGGTGATAGAGAAGCTGCAAGTTTTAAATCTTTTTCAAACTCTGAAGTTTTAAAATCTTCTTTATGTTGGGGATTACACACTTCTGTTGTAAAGGAGCTAAGACAACCTAACAACTCTTACGTGTTTAATGAATTGCTATACGATCTTTTGTCTTACAAAGGCAAAGGACAAATTTTTAACTTGCAGAGTCAATCTGAAAAAGACAGCAATAACTATAATAAATTTAGTCTTTCAAGAGTTAGATTTGGTACAGAAACAGCATTGTCGAGTATATCTGATGTTTTATCATTAGAGGGCAAAAAGCTTTATTATGATAGAAAAAATGCAGATACAACATTTTCTCTTTCTGACTTGTTAGAGGAAGATGCTGTTAAATTTAATAGAATGAGTGTTTTTGCTAAGTTTACAGTTCCTATGCAAGGTGGTTGGCATGGTCTCAATCCTTTCGATAGTGACATGGCTAGAATGACTGATAGATCTGCTTCTAATGAGGTAGGCGGCAAGGCTATTGCTTTTAGCTCACAGCTTCTTTCTACTACTATAACAGATAGCGGTTTGCCTATGCATGGTGTAGAAAATCTTAGCAACAACGTGGTATCTTATAAGAATGCCATAAGAGCTTTGACAGATGTTATGGTTACTAATAATAACGTTCTTGTTGTTCCTGGAATTAGATGTCCTTTAGTTACTGATTTTGCTGCAAGAAGAGTTAAAGAATACGGAAAGTCTATATACATTATGGATATACCTGCACATGATAAGCTAGGAACTAGACTGTTTGTAGATTCTGAAGGTAGGCAGGATGGTAGAACTGACGTTTTATCGACAGCAGATGCTTTTAATACTAGAAACATTGATAACTCTTACGTTGCTACATATTTTCCTGATGTAATGATTTTAGATGCAGGTGATGATCCTGATGGTTTGCTTATTAATCAGCGTGTAGTAAGAGCACCCGCATCAGTAGCAGCTCTAAGTGCAATAGCAGCAACTGACGCTGTTTCATCTCCATGGTTTGCGCCTGCAGGATTTGGAAGAGGAGGTTTGGCTAGAGTAAAAGGACTTGACGTCAGATTAAACACAAAGAATAGAGATGATCTTTACGAATCAAGAATAAATCCTGTTGCAAACTTTCCTAATAATCAGTTTGTAATCTTTGGTCAGAAAACAACTCAAATTGCTAGGACTGCGCTTGATAGAGTAAATGTTAGAAGGCTAGTTCTTGAAGTTAAAAGAAGAATAGAGCTTATTGCGCAAGGTCTTTTATTTGCTCAGAATAATCAAGCAACAAGAGATAGATTTATATCTAGTGCAAGCTTAGAATTAGCACAAATTCAACTAAATAGTGGTATTGAAGGTTATAGAGTTATTATGGACTCTACAAACAATACAGATGCTGATGTTGATAATAATAGACTAAACGGCAAAATAATCATTGTTCCTACAAGAGCAGTAGAATTTATACAAATCGACTTCGTTATAACAAATAGCGGTGTAAGTTACCCACAATAATATAATTAAAACTAAATAACAACAGGAGAACTAAGTATGGCTGGACAAGGCTCAGCAAGAGTAATTCTTAATGAAATAGACTTATCACAAGTAAGTAGCCAACAACAATTGCCGCAAGGTGTTCCAGCTGCTGTCGTAGGGCCTTCCCAAAAAGGTCCAGCCTTCGTTCCTAAGACGTTTGCAAATATTCAGCAGTTTAATAGCACATTCGGAAATGTTAATAATACTACAAAAGATGGAAATGGGAACTTAAATGGCCCGTTAGGCGTCAACGAATGGATGAAAAATTCACAAGCAGGTACTTATGTAAGAACACTAGGCGTCGGAGATGGAACGCCATCTGCTGTAGGCGCTGGATTTAATCTTTCAGAAAGACAATATGACGAAGAATCAGGCGTTATTCAAGACAATCAATATGCTATCACGTCTTCAACTAACACAGGACTAACTGTTTCAAGAACACACGTTATAGGAGCATTTTTAAAAGATGCGCCTACAAATAGCGATTTATTAGAAGCTAGTATTTGTACTGCAAGCGATTGTGGTCCTGTAGGACTTGGTCTTCTAATGACAGCGCAAGGCGTAGCATTATCCTTAGATGTTGACGATATTTACAACTCAGCATCTTATTCATCGTTTTCAGCATCATCTGTTACTTTTTCTGAGTCTGGTGGCGCTCCTAAAGGTTTTGGTACTGCTTCTGATGATTTAGGTGGATATGAATTAGGTAAACTAAGTGATGAAAATGAATTTACACTTTATCTTACGGGATTTGATAATCCAGAAGAAAGTAATGTATATGATCTTAGCTTAGACCCAAATAGCAGTAAATATTTTGCTAAGGTTTTAAACACAGATCCTGAGAAGTTTCTAGAGCGTGGTCACTTGCTTTATTCTCACGTAGAAGCTGATTTGAGTGTCTATAACCCTTCAGATGCAGGTCTTTTGCAAACTGATAACGCTACAGAACTAGCAAAAAAAGTTTGTTTTGTAAAGAGACTAGACGCTACTAATCTTACTGATTGGACTAATAGATTTACAAATGCAAAGACACCTTGGGTTACATCTCAAATTTTCGATGCAGATGATACTTCCACAACATTAAATGTATCAAATGCAATAAAGCTATTTAGATTGCATGCGTTAGATGATGGTGCTTATGCTAATGACAAGTATAGATTGCTTGTAAGTGATATTATTATTGGAGACAATACTCGATGGAGCACATTTACATTGAGTCTAGAAAGATTTGATTCTGATCCTATAACAGGAGAAAAGTTACTTGTATGGAAGAATGCAAATCTTGATAGAGACAGCAGTAATTTCATAGGTAGGCTTGTAGGAGATATGAATACTTATTGGGACTTCTCAGTTGACAAAGAAAAGCAGACTTTGGTAACAGATGGAGAGTTTGTTGTTAAAAACAGTTTTGTAAGAATTGAGATGTCAGATGATGTTTTAAATGGTGATATTCCTAAAAGCACTGTTCCTTTTGGTTTTTACTCAGTTGGCGAAATAGACTTCAATTCAAGTGATCTTTCTGAGTCTGGACCGCAAATGTTATCTAGCAGCGGGCCAAATATTAGTGACTTAAGAATGATGCCTATGCCTTTTGTCAAGACAATAGCTAGAAAAGTAAGTTCTACTGATCTTGAGGTTTCAACTCAGCTTCCTTGGGGAATGAAGTTTGGAAAGAAAAATCATTCCGACAATGAGTTTGGAGAACTTCTTGATAAAGAGTTTAATAGCTCATTAACTTTCTTTACAAAGTTCTATCCTCAGTCTGCACTTAAAAACGAAAACGAATCTAACACTTTAGGTGGAAATTACTTCACTATGCAAAAGATTGATGTTAGTTTGGATGGCAACAACATTGTATGGTCTAAAGCAGTTTATAAAAGAAACAGAGATTTAAGCGGTACTAGATTCGTAAGACCTTCTGACGCTACAACAAAAAATATGAAATTCATGAAATTCAGACTTCCTTTCTTTGGTGGTTTTGATGGCAACAATATCTTTAGTAGAAGCTCTGCTAAAATGACTGATACTGCTTGTATAAGAGAGTTAGCTACTGATAGCAAGACAGGGCCTACAATTGAAGCTTATAAAAAAGCAGTAGATACTCTTTCAGAT